GATTTGACATTTTTCAATAAAGAATAGTGGTTCGTATGTAAATTTAATATTATTACATAATTCACAACAGGCTACACAATTTTCCTTACTATAGCCTTTATAATTATCTACTCTGTCAATTCCATTTGCTTCACCCTCCTTAATATAATCACAATAATAACATTTTTGCTTTACCAATTCTTCAAAGTCCTCAAATTGTAATTCCATTGTATAATTTCTTTTAATGGCACTTGTAATATATTGCTTATAATATTTTTTTAAATTTTTGATATATTCTTCTTTATAATTACGTTCTCTATCTTTTCGCTTTTCATCCTGAATACGCTGAAGTTCATTACAATGTTTACATAACTTACTAGGAGTATTATGTGCCGTTAAGTATTTTTCATAATCTTTTCCACAATTACAACATATTTGGTTTGTAGTATTTATATTTGCTAATGCATTATGAATAACTTCATTACCCTTTCTACGATAATTATCCCTTACAATTTCATCATCAAGACATTCTCTACACGATTTTAATCCATCTTCACAAAGTGTAAAACACCCCCTTGCTACATCACAATATTTTATTCCCTTTTCTTTTTCTTCATCATAATATTTATCTCGTTCATGTTTTTTACAATATTTCTCACCCTTTGTTTTATAATTGCATCCCTTGTGGCTACATGGTGAAGATTTTGTAGAAAGTTTTTCACGGCATGAAGAACATGTTGAAGGTTTTGGCGAATCTAAAAGATTATCACAACCACGAAAGAATAACCTACAAGGTATTTTACCTTCTGAAATCAATTTATCATGTTGATAGTTTCTTTGATGTCTATCACAATATAAGTTCTCTCCACCTGGAAACTTACAGCATTCTCCTGTTCTTGGACCTTCTTGAACAATAGCCTTACATGTCCCCATCTTCTAATCGGGATATGTAAAATTTTAGTCAATCAATTTTTAATTGCTATACACGGAGTGAAAAATAATCCAAAAAATACCAAAAACATACTCGGAAAAAGAGCATTTAATTTGAGAATGCAAGGCCGCCCATGCCCGACATAATTCTTAAGACGTTGTAGTTCGTGGCATAGACACGAACCGTTGAGGAGACCGTCGCGCCGACGGCGTTGTTGGAGATCGTAAGAAGAAGCGTCGTGTTATCAATGCGTGATAAATTGCACGTGCCAGAGGGCTGGTGCTGCTCAGGCTGGAGGGCGAATGAGTAGACGTTGATGCCGGCGGCGGGGACGTTCGTGTGGTGCTGGAAGGGCTGGACTTCGTTGAAGTAGCGGCCCTCACGAACCGTGAAGCGGTCGTGGCCGTTGAGCTGGAGAAGGGCCGTGACTACAGGGTTGTGGCCAGCCATGCCCTCAACACGGGTGACGGAGTAGCCAGACTCAAGGACAGAGCGGTCCCAGAAGTCCGTGTAGTTGAAGGGCTGCTGGCCCTTCCAGGGAGCGATGTCAGTATCAGAGCATGAGACGAATGAATCACGCTGGACAACCCAGATAAGCTCCTTGCAAGGGTGGTTGAAGTTGAGCTTGATCTTGTTGGCCGTTGACGTGATTGACTCACCGCCCGTGAACTGGAGCGTCTCAATGAGGTACTCGTGGGCTACCTGGGCGAACTTGCGGCGCTCGTCCGTGTCAAGGTAGATGTAGTCAACATAGAGTGAGGCGGCAACAAGTCCAGCGTTGGCTACACGTTCACGGACCGTGTGGACGTTGGACGTAACCTGGGGCGTGTAGTCCCAGCAGAGATTGCGGAGGTCCTGGAACTCAAGATTGATACGAACCTCGTGGTACTGGAGGGCGATAAGGGGAAGGGCAAGGCCAGGGTGGCGGTTAAACCAGAACTGGAGGGGGATGTAGAGTGTGTACTCGGGGGCACACTTCGTAACCTCCTCTGATGAGTTGGGGATACCTGAGCCGCAGTCGGCGTCGCAGTCCTCACCGCCCTGGACGAGCGTATTAACGAGCTGAGGAACGTTGCCAACCATCTTGGCATAGCCGGCCTGCTTGCCAGCCTCCTGCGTGAGCTCATTCCAGACGTGGAGCCAGTCACCGTACTGCTTGTCAATGCGCTGGCCACCGATTTCAATCTCAACGGACTTGACAAGATTGTGGCCAGGCCAGTTGAGCCAGCGGAACTGGGCGCCAGAGCCGTCAGACGTCTGGAGGGTGACTGAGGGAAGCGTCGCCTGGAGGTACATGCGGTAGATTAAGTCACCATTGCGCTGGATCGTGCACGTGACCTTCTTGCCGAAGTTGGGGGCACCATTGAAGGGGTTCTCAATGGACTCCATCGCGAAGTTCGTGTGGCGGCGGTACACGACCTTGAAGAACGTAATTTGGGGGTTACCTGTAAGGTAAACGTCCTGGGCACCATAAGCGACAAGCTGCATAAGTCCACCACCAGTCATCTCTTGCTATACTCCTGGTTTAGAAAAAAATTTTTTGGAAAAGCGCCGGGAATGATTTTATAACCTAGAAGCGCAAATCATATATTGGTCTAAACAATTAAAGAGGCTAGAGCCTAGAACTAAATGTCCGGGAGTGAAGGAGTCTTCAAAATTAAACCGGTTAAAAAAATAGTTGTAGAGGAACGAACAACACTTGATTTAATTCATCAACAGCATCTTATGAAAATTACAGAAGATAAACAAGATTCTAATAATATATCTCAGGCTATATTAGAATTAGAAAATCGTATAAAAGATACTACTGACGAGGTCATTAGAGGTCAATTAGAAAATACAGCCTATCGTTTAAAAAAGAAATTAGAAGAAACGCAAAAAGAAGACCGTATATATGATTATTTACTTGATACTGGTGATATCTTATTTGAATATTATGACTTACAAAATAAAATATCACAGGGTCACACGACCTCTACAACCCAATGGGTAAAGCGTAAGCCAGGCGACGTTTTGAGTGCCCTTGAAACGGCGGCTTCAATTGACAATAGCGTTGAAACAGTCCATGAGAAGAAGAAAAAATCAAAGGACCCTGTAAATCGTGATATTTTATTGGAGAAATATTTATTACGTATTAATCCTGAATATGTGAAAAAAACCAATGAACTTGATGATATGTCTGGTGAATGCGTGGAATGTGGAACTGATATGATGTTTAGCCAAAATGAGGCAATGTTATATTGTACAGAGTGTGGAATGACTGAATTTATACTTATTGACAGTGACCGTCCGTCCTATAAAGACCCACCCCGCGAATCATCATACTATGCCTATAAACGTATCAATCACTTTAATGAATTATTGGCGCAATTCCAGGCAAAGGGAAGTGCGGAGATTCCTCCAGAGATTATTAACCAAATTATTACAGAATTTAAGAAACAACGAATCACTGACTTTAAAAATATAAAATACAGACAAATGCGTGAAGTTCTTCGTAAGCTACGTCTAAATCGTCAATATGACCATATTCCTTACATTATTAGTCGTTTGAATGGAAGTATTGCGCCAGTCATGGACCGTGAAACTGAGGAAAAATTACGCCATATGTTCAAAGAAATTCAGCCAAGTTTTCAAAAACATTGTCCAAAAAATCGTCGCAACTTTTTATCATATTCCTATGTCTTATATAAGTTTTGTGAGCTTCTGGAACTTGATGACTTTCTTGCCAGCTTTCCACTGCTGAAAAACCGCGATAAACTTTATCAGCAAAGTAAGGTATGGCAATGTATCTGCGATGAGATGTCTTGGGAGTATATCCGTTCAATTTAATATTATGATTATGACATAAATCTAATCATAAAATTTTTTTTACGTAAAATTGAATGAATAAAAAACACATACCCCGGTATAGGAGAATGCCAGACTACTCTAATGGTAAAATATATTTTCTTTTGTGTAATGATGACTATTATTATATAGGATCAACTATTAATGAAATACGATACCGTTTAGGAAAACATAAACAAGATTCTAAGAAATTTTTAGAAAGAAGAGTCTATAAACATATTAATACAATCGGTTGGGAAAATGTAAAAATACAATTAATTGAGGACTATCCTTGTAATAGTCGTGAAGAACTTCTAAAAAAAGAAAATGAATATATCTCCTCAATGAGGGGTGATACAAACTGTCTAAATATTAACTTAGCAGAACTTACTGATTCTGAATTAAAGGAACAGCAAAAAAATTACAGACAGGAACATCGTGATAAGATCCTGGACTATAAGAAAAAATATCGTGAGGAAAATAAGGAAAAAATAGCAGAATATAACAAAAAATATGAAGAAACCCATAGTGAACAAGTAAAGGAAGCAGTCGCAAAATATCGTCAGGAAAACAAGGAAAAAATAGCTGCTCAAACAAAGGCATACCGCGAGGCTCACAAGGATGATATAAAAATATGGAAGGAAAAATACAACGAAATTAATAAGGAAAAACTAAAAGAAAAATCAAAGGAAATTAGAGAAAAGACCAAGGATAAAATAAAGGAAAGAGGAAAGAAATATTATGAATTAAATAAAGATGAAATTAATAAGAAACATAAAGAATATCAAAAGGCAACCTTAGAAGAACGTCGTGCGCAGCAAAAACGCTATCGTGAAGAATGTAAGATAAAAAAACCTCAAATTTCACAAATTTGCGAAATTTGTAATGGTTCATTCACACAACATCATAAACCACGACATCTAGCTTCTAAAAAACACACAGATGCTATATTAATATAATAACATAATAGGAATGTCTGGTTATGGACGATTACAAAATAATAACATGGGAAACAATAATACGGGTGTTATGAAACCCGGTCCTCCACCAAATAACGCAGAAGGTTTATTTCCTAGAAGCAGAACACCTGTAAATAATTTTTTTAGTCCAATAACTTTAAATAATAATGCGACAAATAATATATCACCCAAGGAATCTAATTTTTTAAAACGTATTTTGGTAACTCTTAAAACTATCACGGATGATAATATTTATGAAAATGTTATTTTCAATTATAAAAAAATATTAAAATTACCAAATGATCCTAGTAAATTGACAAATGATGATTTACGCACCTTTATACCTAAAAGGCAAAATAATACAAGAAAGGCTTTAAATTATTTAGTAGGTAAGAATACTAATAATTTAAATAGACTTTACTCAAATAAAAATAAAAGAACAGTAAGAAATTATATGAAGGCTACTATAACAGAAAAACAAATACGAAATTATCAAATAAACGCTTATAATGAATTGCTTGCCTTGTTATTAGTTCTTATGGAAAAGGCATTTGATAAATTTACAAATGATACGATTGTTTCAAGAGTTAATAGTAAATTACGCGGTTTTTTAAGAACTAGTGATAAATCTGGAGTTTTAAAAATAAATGATTTAACCCTAGATTATGTAAAAGATATATTGGGTTACAATATTAATAAAAATAAAACATCAATAAAAAATCATTTATTATCAAATACTGATATTAAAGAAGGCGTATTGAGTGGGCTCTCTTCAATCAGCTTACTTGCCTTAAATCATATATTAGTCTTTGGATATTCAATAAATTATTGCCCCGCAGATGTTAATGAACCTCTTACACTTGGAACTGCAATAAGTAAGGATACAGGTAAATATATATGTAAATATGTAAAGGGTACAGAAAGATTCGTATCAAATGTAGCTAATCTTGTTCCTCTCATTAAAGACGCAGCACTTTTAGGTACAATGGGAGCTAATGCAATTGTTATGGTTTCTCTTTTACAAGGAGCACCGCTTGCTATATATCTTGGTTATACTATGTATTCTATGTACAAGCATGAACTAAAAAATGTAAGATTAAAGGATATTTTTATTCAAATACACGAAGCTATTTTTGACGAAACAAATACCTTAAAATTTGAAGATATAAAAGACGAATTATTTATTTATAATTCAATTTCATTTGAAGAAAAAAATATATTAAATTCTTATCCAAGTTTAAATATATCCAATAATCAGGCTTCTAAACCATTATTTGCTAAATATGCTAATTTAAATAATAGTCCTAACCATAATTTAATTGGCAAATATATTGAAAGTTTT